CTGAAAATTGGGTTGCAAACAATATTCCTCAATCTTCAGTTATAAAAGATCAAAATGGTGGATCCTATCCTGAAACTTATTGGAAACAGACATCATACAATAATAATGCTAGAGCAATTTTCGCTGGTGTAGACATGACGTATAACTCAGATACAGATAAATTTATTCCTATACAACCTTTTCCTTCTTGGACATTTAATACTGATGAACACCTTTGGTATCCACCTATACCTTTCTGTGAAAACACAGATGAAGGAGCTGTTTATTGGGATGAAGATAATCAAAGATGGAAAAACGGAGAAAATACAAAATATTGGGATGGATCCACTTGGCAAAACGTATAATATAGTGTACTAACACACTATTGTGTTCAACATACTTAGAAAGAAAAAAAATAAAGTTATATTTTGGAGCCACATAAAAGGCTTAGAAGAACTTGCACCAATAGAGCCGGCTACTAAATTTTTTCCAGATTGGTTTAAAAATTTAAAAGCATTTCCAAAAGACGCTCCTTCATATTTTGCTGGAACAGTTAAAACATGTCCCTCTTTTGTAGATATATATAAAAGAGCTTTTGTTATACCTTTATGGTGCGATTTGAAAGTAACAATTAATAATTCTAATGATTGGACTTGGTCTTCTCCATCAGAAATTTTTCAATTTAGTAGTCATTCAGCAACACAATATACCAATTGGTTACCTGAACATGAAAAAGAAAGAGTAAAATTAATTTTAAAACCAAATTGTCCATGGAGATGTAAAACAGAAAAAGGTTATATATTAATGCAGCAACCACTTTACTACCATTTTAATGAAGACTTTGAAGTATTACCAGGATTTGTAGAAACAGATATCTATCATGAAATAAATCAACAGATGATATTTAAAAAAACAGGAGAATTTTTTTTTAAAAGAGGAACTCCCCTGTGTATGTATTATGTAGTAAAAAGAGAAGAATTAGAATTGTTTAATGTGAATTATGAACACCCTATTATTAAAAATTATAATAAAGGATATACAAAAAAAGGTTATAGCGGTAGTAACATAAAAGATTTTTTAAGAACTAAATTTAATTCGTCTTATTCTGAAATGAGAAAAAAATATTTTAATGAACAGTAATTTATCGGATCAAGAATTTTTTAATTTTTATGTAAAAGATAAAAAATGGTTTCCTTTACAAAATCACGGTTTAGTTGATGAGGATGTTGAATTAAAAAAAGATGATTTTGATTTCCCTTGTCAAATAACAAGTTACTTAAATCTTTTTAAAAACAATAATATTAAAAATAAATCTATATTAGATATAGGATGTGGTTGGGGTCGTGGAACATATACTATAAAAAAATATTTTCCAAGTAATGAGGTTATTGGAATTGATCACAATCAATCATTTATTGATTATGCAAAATTAAATTATAAAGGTCCTTATTATTATAACGATAATTTTTTTAAGACTAAATTAAAATTAAATAGTTTTGATTATATTATTTTAAATTGTTCTATGCATTTTTTTTATAATAACGATGTTATTTATAAAAATTTAAAAAAACTACTTAAAACAAATGGTAGGGTTATTATAACTGATATATGGACTAAAGATTCAATTAATATTTTTTTAGAAAAAATAAACAGCCATAAACTCCAAATAGAACTTAAAGAAGATATATCAGAAAAAACTATTGACTCTATGCATTTTGATATATTTAATACTTTTGTATCGCATTGGGAATTCGTACAAGATGTATGTGTCTATGCTTTTTTAAGAATACAAAGAGATAGACTAAGGTTATTTAATGACGGTATAAACAGACAATATAAATTTATATTAAAAAATGAACTCGCATAAATACGCATACTGGTTTTTTGAAAAAGCTTTATCAGATAAATTCTGTAATGATTTAATAAAATATGCCACTCAAAAACAAGAAAGACTGGCATTGATAGGAAATAAAACTAATCCTCAAAAATTAACTGAAAAAGAAATTAATGATTTAAAAATAAAAAGAAATAGCAACATTGTTTGGTTAGGGGAGAAATGGATTTACAATCAAATACATCCATTCATTAATATGGCTAACCAGAATGCCGGTTGGAACTATGAATGGGATTGGTCAGAGGAATGTCAATTTACTAAATACAAATTAAATCAATTTTATGATTGGCATAAAGATAGTTTCCAAGAGCCTTTTTCAAATAGTAAACAAAAAATGTACTTTGGAAAAATAAGAAAATTATCAGTTACTTGTTTATTATCTGATCCTAAAGATTATGAAGGTGGAGATTTAGAATTTCAACCAAGAGATCAAGATGACCCTACTACAATAATGTCAACAAACCATATAAAAAAAAGAGGAACCATTATTGTATTTCCATCTTATACATGGCATAGGGTAACACCAGTAACTAAGGGGTCTAGATACTCTTTAGTAATTTGGAACTTAGGCAAACCATACAAATGATTATTAAACCTGCATTTATCACACCTGTTTTTGAATTTAATATTTATGATAAGGAATTAAATAATTTATTAAGAGAAGATGCTTATCATCAAAAAGAAATTAACAATGGCAGACAAGTTAGTAATGAGGGGGGTTTTCAAAGTAACCATATTTATGATTCTAAGGCAGTTGGTAGTTTTTTTAAAAAAGTAGAGTCATGTGTTTTACAGGTAAAGCAAACTATTAACTATGACAGGGATTTAACTTTAGAAGGTTTATGGTATAATATAAATAAAAAGGGAGATAGAAATAAGCTGCATTGCCATGGTCGCTCTATACTAGGGGCAACATATTATATTGATACACCATCAAACTGTGGAGCTATCTCTTTTGAATCTGTAGATAAGCATATTATAATGAATAGTGAGGTTGAAAATTATGACAACCCTTATTTTAATGCTTTTTTTAATATTGAACCTAGACAAGGTACACTATTAATTTTTTATGCTTGGTTAAATCATTTGGTAAACGATAATAAATCTGACAAAGATAGGGTAAGCTTAGCTTTTAATATACAATGAATTTTCCAATAACATATCATAATAATTTTTTTAAAGACCCTAATAAGATAGTTTCATTTGCTAAACAAGTAGGATTTGAAAAATTTAAAAATATTAATAATGTAGAAATAACAAGATCAAAATGTTTTAGTTTAATAAACCCTGATTTATTTAATTTTATATCTAATAAATTATTTTCAATATTTTATGATTTTAATTTAGAGCCCGTAAGTTGGCAAAAAACAGGTATTTTTTTTCAAAAAACCAAAGGTGAATTTAAAGAAAGAGATAACAATAGTTTTAGACATAATGACAAAGATTCTGTATTATCAGGTATTATATATTTAAATAAAGAAACTAACTTAGATTTAGGTACAACTTTTTATGATAAAGAAGATATTATTTGTAAATTTTCAAGTTATTTTAATTCTTTATTAATGTATGATGGATCAATAGACCATACAATTACAAGTAATAACAAAGATATTAGGCTTTCAATAATATGTTTTATAGATATTTTACAATCGAAACAAACACCTCTTACTAGAAGTGAGAGAGTAAATTTAAATTATGACTTTTAAAGATAAAAAATATTTAGTTATTAAAAATGCTGTTTCCAAAGAAATAGCTAATTTTACATACGCTTATCTTCTTTTAAAAAGAGATGTTGCTAGAACATTGTTTGATAGAAAATGGATAAGTCCATTTGAAGAAATTCATGGGGAATGGGGAGATGAACAAATACCAGAAACTTTTTCTATTTATGGTGATGTTGCTATGGAAACTTTACTACTTAAACTATTGCCTATGATGGAAAAGGAAACAGGCATTAAATTAGTTCCTACATATTCTTATGCAAGGATATATAAAAAAGGTGATGAATTAAAAAGACATAAAGATAGACAAAGCTGCGAAATATCTACTACGTTAAATTTAGGTGGTGACCCTTGGCCAATATATTTAAGTCCAAATGAAAATGTGGGGGTTGCGGAAGAAAATGGTGGAAAAAAAGGAATTACAAATGTAAGTAAAGCTAAAGGCATCAAAATAGATTTAAAGCCAGGAGACATGTTAGTATATCCAGGCTGTATTTTTGAACATTGGAGAGAACCTTTTACTAAAAAAAATTGTGGACAAGTTTTTTTACATTACAATTCTGAATCTTCAAAAGAAAATAATAAGTTTGATGAAAGACTACATTTAGGTTTACCAAAAGATATTAAAAGATGAACAATTACGAAATTACAGATGATCATATAGGAGTATTTAAAGAATCCCTATCAGAAGAGGTGTGTAAAAAATATATTAACTATTATGAAGATATGCTTAATATTGATGCTGTAGTTAAAAAAAGAACAGAATACACACATAATCCTAGACTAGCCCATGAGGTTTCCGACTCCGCATTAGATTTATTTTCTAGCGCTTTTTATCAAGGATTACCTATGCCCTATATTGCAATTCATTTTAAAAATGTATTTTGGGAAAAATACCAACTTTATGCAGGTAAATATAGTCTTTTGCATAAAATAAATGAACACCATATAATAGATATTAAAATACAAAAAACCAATATAGGCGAAGGCTTCCATGAATGGCATTGCGAAAAAGCTTCATTAAATGAAAGAAACAGATTACTTGCTTTTATGGTGTATCTAAATGATGTAGATGAGGGTGGAGAAACTGAGTTTCTATATCAACATAAAAGAATTAAACCTGAAAAAGGAAAATTGTTGATTTGGCCCTCTCAATTTACACATGTTCATAGAGGTAATACACCCTTATCAAATGAAAAATACATATTAACTGGATGGGTTGAACATACTTCTTAATAAGATATAATAATACCAAAATAATAAAAAGCATATAAAGAACCTAATCTTTATAGATGTACGCTTATAGTGTATAATTCAAGCATGTCATTACAAAAAGTAAACTTTCAACCTGGTTTCAATAAACAAGCATCAGACTCAGGGGCCGAAAACCAATGGGTAGATGGCGATTTTGTAAGATTTAGATATGGAATGCCTGAAAAAATTGGTGGTTGGACGGAAATTATGGACAAGAAACTTGTGGGTGCAGGCCGTGCTTCACATACTTGGGCTGATTTAGATGGTAGAAAATTCTTAGCTATCGGTACAAACAAAATTTTATACATTTACAATGGGGATGACTACTACGACATTACACCTTTTGATACAAATTTAGCAAGAACCGGATGTGACATTACTACAACTTATAATTCAAGAACGGTTACAATTACAACGCCCACGGCTCACGACCTAGAGCAGGGTGATCTTTTAACTTTTGAAAACGCTGGATCATTTACAGGTGGTCAAACAAATTATACAGCTACCGACTTTGATGATGTTTTATTTGAAGTACAACTATCAGCGACTACTACAACTTTTACAATTTTAATGCCTACTGCTGAAACAGGGACAGGAGCAACAAACGACGGAACTCTTGATAGTAAACCCTACTATAAAATAGGACCCTTACAACAAGCCTTTGGTTATGGTTTTGGTACAGGTTTATACGGAGCTTCTACTTGGGGTACACCAAGAACTACTTCAAATGCGATATTAGACCCAGCTTCATGGTCATTAGATAATTATGGTGAGTTATTAATTGCAACTATTAAAAACGGAGCTACTTTTTCATGGGATCCGGACGGAGGATCAGGAGTAACAGCTAGAGCAACTATACTATCTGGAGCACCAACAAGATCTGTTATGAGTATGGTATCTGATAGAGATAGGCATTTAATTATTTTAGGAACTG